GCGTTTGCAGAAGAAAGTATTAAAGAAATGCTACTACGCAAACTAAACGAAAAGAATGGAAACACTTAGGGCATCATTAGAAGATTGGATATACAATTTTTTAAGTAAACAACATCCTACCTTTAACAATCTACCACCTTGTCCGTATGCAAAGCGAGCATGGGCCGAGGGGAATGTATTGGTTAAAGAAATAAAAGATCCTGTAGACTATAATTTAACAGTAGAATTAAGTAACTATGCGTATCAATGGCCTGAAAAGGATGTTGTAATATTTGCATTTGATCCTACTAAAATATCTGCATATGAACTTACAGAATTAGTAGAAAATGTACAGCGAAAAGTTCTAAATAACTGGGGTCTTGTTGCGCTTGAAGATCATCCAGACGAGGCTGAAGAAATTGATACTGTTGTGTTAAACAACGGCGAGCACGGACTTGTTCTACTACAAGAGCGTTCTAAACTTGAAGAAGCACGTAAGCATCTTGACTCACTAGGATACTATAAGTACTGGCCTGAAGATTATAAAAAAGATGTGCAAAGTAGATGACTTGCTGGGTTAATTTACAAAAAACAAAATACAAAACTATAGACTTTAAATTACTAGACGATTCTCATTTTACCGAATGTGAAGAACTATATAAAGGATATATTCAGTACAAAGATTTTGATAGTATCTATCCTATATACAGAGAAGACTGGACAAGAGGCACAGTATTTGGGTATTACGACAACGATGAACTAGCAGCATGGAGTTGCTATTATGTTTATCCAAGTAAAAAGATTGTACATGCTGATCAATTTGCGTGGAACTATAAAAATCCTAGACTTAAATTAGGTTATAAAAGTTTACGTAGTGAATGTGCATATTTTAGAGAGCAAGGATTTAATTATCTTATATTAGGTGATATGTATAGTTACAAACAAGAAATGCAAGGATTTGAAATAATTACATACGAATCCAAAGGCGCATTTGAGCAATGTTAGCGCCCTAACTTATACTATCAGTTAAATACAGTATGGAACGCAAAGAAGCATATAGAATGTACTTCCTAGTTAAAGGACATATCGATATTACCGATGCAACAGCCTTTTCAAGCGCAGACGGATATTTTGCAAGACTATGGCGTGCCGGTGCAGACGGCGCTCCTCTTTATGATTATGACGACCTGTTCGAAATAGCTTGGGCAGACAAAATTAAACGTGAACATAATAGTATATGATAAATACCTCATAGCTAAAAGGGGGATCCAATGGTTGCTAAACAATTTCAAAATTTATCCGAAGACGATCTAAAGTACATTGAACAATTACTAGGTAACGAACTACGTAAAGAAATGGACAACAATAAAACTTGGGATTCAAAGCATCACTATAGTCGCCCATTTGAGAAATCTAATCGCATTCTTGCTTGCTTAAATGCTGTAAAAGCTCAAATAGATCTTACTAAAAAACTTTCTGTGAAGTGGTAATTAACACTTGACAAACTAAGCTATTGCCTGTATATTAAGTTATACAAGGAGTTTCTTATGAGTGATCGTACCTACGGGCAAGAAGAAAAAGCAAAACTAGAACGTCTAGTCAAAGAAGGCGTAACTGTTTTACAAGAGATTGAAGATCTAAACGCAGGACTTAAAGATACTGTAAAGGCAGTAGCAGAAGAACTGAACGTGAAACCTTCACTAATTAATAAAGCAATTAAAGTTGCAATGAAACGTGACTGGGACAAGCATCAAGACGAGTTTGAAGACTTGGAAACTATTGTTGCTACAGTCGGCGTTGACAAGTGATAAAGGCTGTCATAGATTTTTGTAAAGAAAGTTACAGGCTTTCTCCTCTAGCATTTTATTGTGAAATGGTAGAAACAACAGTTTTGATTGCAGCAAGTGCTATACTTACATTTACAGTGCTTGATCCTGCAACAGAACTTTTTATTCCATTATACTTGATTGGTAGTATACTTGGTGTAGTTAGCACAGTTATTAGAAAAGCAGCATTTGCAATTGTGCTATGTAGTTGGTTTGTTGTAATGAACTCAATTGCTATGGTGCAGTTATTCATACTGTAATATATAATATAGAGTCGTCCACTTACGGACAGGTAGAAGGTTAGTTGGCCACAAGCAACAGGAGATTGAATGAGTTACGTAGACGCATTGTTTGACCGCGATCAAGATATGATCCGTGTAGTTGAACGCAAAGACGGTAAAAGAGAATACCGCGAGTATCAAGCAAAATATACATTTTATTACAAAGACGAACGAGGCAAGTACAAGAGTGTGTACGGCGATAATCTAAGTCGTATTGTATGCAAGAATACAAAGGACTTTCGTAAAGAAGTAGCAATTAACAAAGGAAAGGAGCTATTTGAGAGTGATATTAATCCAATATTTCAGTCGTTGTCTGAAAACTATCTCAATCAAGATGCGCCTAAACTTAATATTGCGTTCTTCGATATTGAGACTGACTTTGATCCAGAGCGTGGGTTTGCTGATCCTGCTGATCCTTTCATGCCAATCACCTCTATAAGTGTATACTTACAGTGGTTAGAAACAATGGTGTGTTTAGCTGTTCCGCCCAAGACACTTACAATGGATCAAGCAAAAGCAGAACTTGAAGGTATTGAAAATGTAATGCTGTTTGAGCGTGAAGGTGACATGATTGACACGTTCTTAACGCTAATTGAAGATGCTGATATTTTGTCAGGTTGGAACAGCGAAGGTTATGATATTCCGTACACTGTTAACAGAACTATGCGTGTACTAAGCAAAGACGACACACGTAGATTCTGCTTGTGGGGACAACTGCCTAAGAAACGTGACTATGAAAAGTATGGTAAAGCAGCAGTTACATTTGATCTAGTAGGTCGTGTACACTTAGACAGTTTAGAACTATACCGCAAATATACATACGAAGAGCGCCATAGTTACAGACTAGATGCTATTGGTGAGATTGAAGTAGGTGAGAATAAGGTGCCATATGAAGGTACACTTGATCAGCTATACAACAATGACTTCCGTAAGTTTATTGAATATAACATTCAAGATACTGCATTGCTTGACAAGCTAGATAAGAAACTACGTTTTATTGATTTGTCTAACGAACTAGCACATGCAAACACAGTGCTTCTACAGACTACAATGGGCGCTGTTGCTGTTACAGAGCAGGCTATTGTTAACGAAGCACATCATAGAGGATTGCAGGTTCCTAATCGTCCAAAGCGTGACGATCAAGTTAGCACACAAGCAGCTGGTGCATATGTTGCATTTCCAAAAAAGGGCTTGCACAAGTGGATTGGTTCGATGGATTTGAATTCGCTATATCCAAGTGTGATTCGTGCATTAAATATGGCTCCAGAAACTATTATTGGACAAATACGTCCAGAAATTTCAGATGCTCGGGTACACGAAGACACAACACTAAAGAAAAAGTCATTTGCAGGTAGTTGGGAAGGACGTTTTTCAACAGAAGAATACGAAGCTGTAATGGAGCAACGTAAGGACATTGCACTAACTGTTGACTGGGAGTCAGGCGGTAGTGACATACTGAGTGGTGCTGAAATACACAAAGTAATTTTTGATAGTAATCAACCTTGGATGCTTAGTTCAAACGGTACTATCTTTACAACAGAGTTTGAAGGCGTTATTCCAGGTATCTTAAAACGTTGGTATAGCGAACGTAAAGACTTGCAGAAGATGCTAAAGAAAGCAAAGGACGCAGGTAACACAGCAGAAATTGAATACTGGGATAAAAGACAACTTGTTAAAAAAATTAATCTTAATAGCTTGTATGGCGCTATTCTCAACCCTGGGTGCCGTTTTTTCGATAAGCGTATTGGGCAGTCTACTACACTAACAGGTAGAACTATTGTTAAGCATATGTCAGCAGAAGTAAACAAGGTTATTACAGGTACGTATGATCATGTTGGCGAAGCAATGATTTATGGTGATACTGACTCTTGTTACTTCAGCGGATATCCTACACTTAAAAGTGAAATTGATGCAGGTAACTTGCCGTGGGACAAAGACAATGTAATCACACTGTATGATCAAGTGTGCGAAGCAGCAAATGCAACGTTTCCAGACTTTATGATGCAAGCATTCCATTGCCCTAGGAGCCGCTCAGACGTTATTGCAGCAGCAAGAGAAATTGTTGCAGAGTCTGGCTTATATATTACTAAGAAGCGTTATGCAGCACTTGTATACGACATTGAAGGCTTTAGAAGCGACACAGATGGCAAGCCGGGCAAAGTAAAAGCAATGGGCTTGGACTTGCGTAGATCAGATACTCCGGTGTTTATGCAGGACTTTTTAAAAGAACTATTAGAGATGGTACTTACTGATGTTCCGCAAAGTAAAGTGTTAGAACGTATTACAGAGTTCCGCAAAGAGTTTTCAGATAGGCCTGGATGGGAGAAAGGTACACCCAAACGTGCAAATAAAATTGGACACTATAGACGCTTAGAAGAAAAGCAAGGTAAAGCAAATATGCCCGGGCATGTTCGAGCAAGTCTTAACTGGAACACGCTTAAAAAGATGAACGGTGACAAGTATTCGCAGGAAATTGTTGACGGTATGAAAGTTATTGTCTGCAAACTAAAAACTAACTTAATGGGATATACAAGCGTTGCGTATCCTACAGACGAACTGCGTATTCCGGATTGGTTTAAAGAATTGCCGTTTGATGATGCACTAATGGCTGAAACAATTATTGACAACAAGTTAGATAACTTAATTGGTGTGCTTGATTATGATTTAGAATCAACTAAAAACGATACAACAATACAAAGTTTCTTTTCGTTCTGATGCGGAAATATTTTAAAAGAATATTCGTAGCATGGAGTATTTTTTGGAACACAGTATTTGGTGGTAGAAATAATCAAACTATAAGCGCAAGGATGTGGCAAAGGAAACGTGATCGCAAATGGCATATTGTTCCTATTATAGATAGATTATTTTGGTGGGAAAAAGGTCACTGTCAAGACAGCTGGGTTAAATGGACAATTATTAATCACGCAATACGCAAATACGACGATCATATGGGATTCGGTAGAAAAAGGAATCATTGGTACGAATGAGAATAGGATTTACATGCAGCACTTTTGACTTACTACATGCAGGACATGTTACTATGTTGCGTGAAGCAAAAGATCAATGCGACTATCTTATAGTAGGATTGCAAACAGACCCTAGTGTAGATAGACCAGAAAAGAACGCTCCAGTACAAACTGTTGTTGAACGCTATACACAATTAAACGGAATAAAATATGTAGATGAAATAATTCCGTATAATAGTGAAAAAGATCTAGAAGATATCTTGACAATGTACACAATCCATGTTAGAATATTAGGAGAAGAGTATAAAGATAAAACTTTCACAGGTAGAGCTATTTGTGCAAAGAGAGGCATAGAACTATATTTTAACAAACGCGATCATAGATTTAGCAGCAGTGATCTAAGAGAACGTGTAACACAACGAGGAATAA